ACTAAATGTTAATAACTGTTATAAATATAATACAATTTTTAATAGTTGCAATAAATTAAAAGAGTTATGCACAAATTTTAACAGCTTGTTTTTAAATGTTAATAGGCTGTTAATAGTTGCTAACGACTGCTAAAGATAAATAAAATTTATCAAGTACTTTTAACAACTTATACACAATTTTTTTATCTATTAACAACTGTTAATAAATTGTTAAAGATATATTATATATATTATATAAACTTATAACAATTTATGCAAACTGTTTACAATTTGTTTACAATTTGTTGACAACTTTTAAAAGGGGTAACAGGGGGTTGTTACAGATTTTTTTCATTTCATATTACACCTAAAAAATTTCTACCAAAAATTATGCCAATTGGTAAAAAGCCTGTTACATTTCTACCAAAAATTATACCAATTGGTGAAAACCTGTAACAATTTCTACCAAAATTCTTGTCACCTTGTGAAAAATTCTTGACATTCTGCTAAAAATTGTTTACAATTGTTACAAACTTATTTAAGCACGGAGAACAAAATGTGGAAAGATATTAGAAAAAACGGTAGCAGATACGTCACAAACTCTGCTTTCGCTGAATTCAATGTTGTACCAGACTATAAACCAACCTTTACACTAGCTGATGAAGACCATGACGGTTTAATAAGCTTTCCAAAGCTCTTTCTCAGCTACTATAAAGACCCATCAGAGTCTAAATTTGTAGAAGATGTCTTTGATGGAGACTGGAAACATTGGGAACTATTTAAAAATAGTATCAATATTAGCGAAATATATGAATTATTACGTAAACAATCTGATAAAAGGCTTGAATCAGAAGCTATGAACAAGATTATTTCCATTGCTTTTGACGATAATAACAAAAACAACTTACAGGCCCTTAAATTTATCATTGATGGTAAGGCTTCGAAGACTAAAGAAAAGGTTGGCAGACCTAAAAAAGAGAAGAAAGAACCTGAAATAGACTCTAAAGATCTGTTAGCAGACATACAAAGGCTTAAATAATGGCAAAACATGACGAAACAATCGCTGAAGTACGTAAACTAGCTGAAGCAGACCTCATCACGTTTGTTAAGCTGGTGGCACCATATAATGTAATGGGTACTTGTCACGAAGACTTGTGTAAGTTCTTAACAAACCCTGAAGGGAAGAATTACAGGCTTGTATTATACCCTCGTGCACACCGTAAAAGCTTCTATGCAGGTTGTTACGTAGCTTGGCAGATTGTAAAGAACCCAGCAATTGCTATAGTGTACTTATCAGCTACATCAGACTTGGCAGAAGCTCAATTAAGAATGATAAAAGGTATATTGGACTCACCAATTGTTAGAAGATACTGGCCAGATCTTATCAATATTGATGAAGGTAAGCGTGAGAAGTGGACTACTTCAGAGATTTGTGTAGACAGTCCTATAAGAGCTGCTGAAGGTACTCGTGATAGCACTGTTAAAGCTGGTGGCTTGACCACTAACATAACTGGTGCTCATGCTGATTTAATTGTATTAGACGATATCGTGGTACCTAAGAACAATAATGAAGAAGGACGTAGACAAGTAGAGTCACAATATTCACAGCTGCAATCAATTCTTAATCCTGGTGGCAGAATAATAGCTGTTGGAACTCGTTACCATCCTAAAGACATCTATGACACCATGCAGAATACAATGGAAGAGATCTTTGATGACACTGGTGAAATAATTGGTAAAGAACCTCAATGGGATATATTACAAAAGTCTGTTGAAGAGAATGGTGAATTCCTCTGGAACAGAACTCGTAGAAAAGATGGTAAGTATTATGGATTTGATTTTAAAGAACTGTCACGAATTAAAGCAGGTTATATAGATAAGTCACAGTTCTATGCACAATATTATAATGATCCTAACGATGCTGGTAGCAGCCCTATCACACCTGAAATGTTTATGTATTATAATCGTGAACACGTCTATACAAAGGCTGGTGTATACTATATCAAAGACAAACCATTGAATGTATACGCTGCTATAGACTTTGCATTTGCTTTATCACATCGTGCTGATAGTACTGCAATAGTTGTAGTAGGTATCGACAGCGACAATAACAGATATGTTCTCGATATTGACCGATTCAAGACAGACCGTATACAAGATTACTATAGTCACATTATAGCACTTCATAATAAATATAATTTAAAAAAACTCCGTGCAGAAGTGTCAGTGGCACAACAAGTAATCGTTACAGCTCTTAAAGATAAAATGGCTGAAAATTCTGTGAGACTTGTCATAGAAGATTACAGACCTTTTGCAAAGAAAGAAGAGCGTGTATCGGCTGTCTTGAGACCGTTATATGAAGATCACAAAATCTTTCACTACCGTGGAGGAAACTGTGAAATACTTGAAGAAGAATTAAAGCAACTTAAACCTGCACATGACGATGTGAAGAATGCTTTAGCAGATGCTTGTTCAATTGCTGTAGCTCCTAAGAGATGGGGTTATCAGAAATCTAACAATGCACCTAAACCCTTATCTAGATTTGGTGGCATCTAAAGCTACCACAACAATTTGAAAGAGGAATTTATAAATGCCTAATACACTTGAAATATACAAACTACAAGAACCTGACAGTCTTGCTACAGCTATTGCTAACAAGTATGTTGCATGGGATAACTCTCGTGACAGATGGTATAGTAATGCAAGAGAGACTTTAGAGAACTTGTATGCAACTTCAACACATGATATATTTAGTCAGTGTCACGACTGGGACAACAGTACTCACATTCCAAAGCTGACACAGATTCGTGATATGTTGATAACATATTATTTAGACGCTATGTTCGGTTTACCTGATTTTGTAGATTGGGAACCATATGATGAAGAAGGTACAAAATTCGCTATAAAGAACACATTAAAGTCTGTTATGAAGCAGATGTTAAATGATTCAGAGTTTAAACCAACTATTAGACAACTTGTAGAAGATTATGTAGACTATGGTAATGCTTTTGCTACAGCTGTTCCATATAGAAAAACACTTAAAGAATCTTTATTATATGATGGACCTAAAGCATTTCGAATTGACCCTATGGACATTTTCTTTGATCCTCTTGCATCAAGTTTTGAACAGGCTCCTAAGATTATTAGAACTACGATGACTTTAGGAGAGCTGATACAATCTGCAGAACAGTTCACAGATGATGAGAACCTATTCAACAAGGCTTTGAAGAAGGCTATGAAGAAACGTCATCAGATTTATAACACTATTGCAGCAAATAACAAAGATGCTATAGTTGATGACATGTGTCACATTGCTGGATTTGATAGCTGGTCTACATATTATGCATCAGACGTAGTAGAACTGTTAACATTCTATGGAGATCTGTATGACTGCGATACAGGTAAACTTCATAAGAAATGTCGTATTGTTGTAATGGACCGTGCTTATGTATTGTTAGAAGAACCTATTAAAGATTATGGCTTCGGTTGTAACATCTTTAAAGCAGGCTGGAGAGATCGTAAAGATAACTTATGGAGCATGTCACCATTAGACAACATCAAAGGTATGCAATACATGGTAGACTTCTTAGAGAACAAGAGAGCAGATGTATTCAACTTCATCAGTAATCCAATGGTGGTGACACAAGGTGATGCAGAAATGCCTGAATATTTGTTCCCAGGTTGTCATATTGGTCTAGACACAGATGCAACAATTCAATTTATTAAACCTGATGCAACTGCATTACAAGCTGATCTATACATTGATAGATACTTAAATCAAATGGAAGAAATGGCAGGTATGCCTAAAGAAGCTATGGGATTCAGAACACCTGGTGAAAAGACTGCATTTGAAGTATCACAACTTAATACAGCTGCTTCAAGATTGTTTAATGAGAAAGTTCACAAGTTTGAATTAGAAATGCTAGAACCATTACTAACACTTATGATAAGAATTTATGTTTCAAATCCTAACAGAGTCGTTAAAGTTAAAGTCGTTGATGAAAACGGTGTAGTAACTTTTGAAGATATTGATATAGATACTTTGAAAACTGAAGGAAGATTTGTAGCAATAGGGTCAACAACTTATACAGAGAAAGCACAAATTGCACAAACATTGATGCAGCTTTCAAATACTGCTTTATATGCTGATCCACTCGTATCTAACTGGATTAATCCTAAAATAGTAGCTAAAGCTTTGATATACTCTACAGGACTTGATAAATTCAATAACATTCTTGATAAAAATGCTAGAGTGAAGTCTGAGTTAGATATGCAAAAAGCAGCAGAGCAGGCTAATCAAGCATTGGATAGAACTCGTACACAAGGAATTATAAATGCTCAACAAGATATTATGTAGGGTTGAACAGGCTGAGAAAGAAGACTATGACAGAATGATTAAATTGGCTCAGCCTGTCT